AAAAAAAACCTAATGACATTATAGCTCCTCTACAAAATACACAACTACAAATAATCCCCAAAAGAGTAACATCCAAATACACTATTGACGAAAAACTGCTCGCCATAGGTATATTAGACGCAAGTAGAAGGGATTTTAACGGCGTATTGACCCCAGAGTATTCTACTATAGGAGCTATGTTAAATATTGCCGAAAGCGTATTGAGAAAATGGTATAAAGACAGGGATTTGATAGAAAGTCAGGTAGCTTCGGTTATTGCGTATATGCCTAAGAGTATAGTATTCACGCTGGTTATAGAGATTCGGAAGATTATAAATGAGCTGGCTTCGAGGGTCCCTGATATGGCTACAAGGGACCTTGTGAATTACTTCGCACAGTGTGTTACGAAGATGAGACTGCTGGAGGGCAAGAGCACTGCAAACACTGCAATTAATGTGTCTTATGTGCCTCCTTCCGCTCCGGCTATTCCTATAAAGGCGAAAAATTAATATAAATTAGTTCTTTTAGTGATAAATAGAGTGTGAAAATGTGTTAAATTCCTACCGAATATATAGGTTAGATACTTACCCCCTATGAAAAGTATAACGGACGTCTGCTATCACTACATTTTGATTTTTGTTGTTAGTGTGCTTTTTATGGTGTTTTTGGTGAATTTTGGCTTCCATAGAGGCACGAAATGGCGATGTTTTTATTAAGTTAGTGTAATAATGACTAAAAAAAAGCCCCGATTTATGGTCGGGGCCTTCGAGGTGTGATGAGATTAGTCTTGAATAATAATTTTCAAATGGGTTTTGTAGGATGGTTCGCCATCTTTTGATGTAGAATACCACACAAATTGCCCAGGAAAATCTTCAATACGAGCAAATGTCTCATTGGTTTCTTTGCATGCATAGTATTCCCTACCATTCAGCCAATGACTTTTTATTACAATTCTCTGATCTGGTTTTGTAATTTTGTCAATTTTTTTGATTATCTTTTTGCAATACGGGCTGAAGATAGTTTTTCCATTCTTCAGTAATTTATACAGCTTTTTTTGGAGCTTTAGTGTTGCGTCATACTCTTTTTGTGTTTCCATTTTATACTCCTAGCTGAAGAGAGAAGTTATTTTCTCTGTTGTAGTCCTTGAATGCCTGCCTGAAATTCTGCAAGTTGATTGTCTTTTTCATCTTATTTCCTTCCGGTGTAAGTCATACACCATTCATTGAAATTGTCAATCATGTCTCTCATTGAATTCATCTCATCGTCATATAATGAGCTGTCAATGTGCTTATCTTTAAGTTTGCTTACTTCGGTTTGTCCGAAATTCTCATAGATACCCGACTGTTTTACTCTTTTGATCAGAGCGTTAGTCATTCTCCTGATGTCTTGCCTTAGGTTTTTCATCTTATCACCTCTTTGTTTAGTTGTTGCTTCTTTTGTCTAATCATTTTAGACAGAAGTTTAATGTCTGTTTCGGTCAATGTTATCTGATAGGTTCGAGAATAGGAAGTCGTGCAGGTTGCTGACTCAATGGCTTCAAATAACACTTCAAGACCATCGTTTACGAAACAGTGAACCGGGCTCAGTTTGTTTGGCATATCTTTATCAATCTGCCTTCTTACCGATACCAGTCTGTCTTGGTCTGTTGTAATCTCGTCAAGTTTCATCTTAACACCTCTTATTCATCACCGAAGGGAGTGTACCCCTCGGCGTTTTCGTTATATTCGTTGATGTCTCTATACTGACACCCGCCAACTTCTTTGGACCAGTAATTGCCGTATTCGTCCATCCACGCACCGCCTGGATAGGTAGCGTCCCACGTTCTTTGATTCATCTTATCACCTCGTTTTCATTGATGAGCAAAACATGACAAATACCTAAACTCCTGTCAAGTTTTATCGAAATGAACGCCTGCGACTAAAGGATTCGTGCGTGCGAGGGCTCACCTTCGGGGGGCAGGGGGATGCTATATATATATATCCAGCACGCATAATTTTCCAATAATTTCACCATAGTATTCCGCCTTGAATTTTCTATTATTTTACATCATTTTCACACGAGTAATTTTCGACAAAAAACAAGAGAGGTAAGCAATAAGGAAGCGATGAAATATTTTTTAAAAATAGAACCGGCAATAGAGCCCGAAGATAGGCATAAGATAGAGAAGGTATTACAAGAAATGGGATATCATATATTAGGTGGGGGGACAGATAATGATATGTCTTCTTGTGATATTTCGTTTGACACACCAGAAGACGAGGAGAAAGCATGAAGAACGATGTAAAGAGTATCAGGGTTGTTAGGGAGATGGGGGCGAAGTGGACTGATGGTGGGGAAGTATCGAATGCTGGATATTTTGAATTAGATATTGAGGGGGATTTTTTATTACGTATGTTTGGTAGTTTTATGGATGACATTATTTATGGTTCGAGTTGCAAGTTTACGATTACGTTTGAGGTTGAAAGGGAAGGATGATAGAATATTTACCTAAGCAGTTATATTTATTACCAGCGAAGTCAGATGCAGTAGTATTTGGGGGAAGTCGTGGAGGAGGCAAGACTTATGGTTGTTGTGCAAAGATGGCGTTGGATGTAGTGGAGGAGTACACGGAGTCGAAGTTATTGCGTTTGAAGTTATTCAGGGAGGATTACAGGAGTTACAGGCGTGATGGGGTGTTATATTTTTACAAGATGTTGATAGATTATCCTGAGTATCTTGGGTGTTGTGTACGTAGGACAGAGCCGGAGTTGCGGGATAATACTTTGAAGGAGCAGCGGAAGATATATCCGCAGTTTGGTGGCAGTTGGTTAAAGAGTGAGCGGACGTGGGAGTTTCCGAGTGGTGCTTCGATAGTTAATCGACCGTGTCATCGGGATGAGGATTTGAATTATTTTCAGGGTCAGAATTTTCAGAGGGTTTATGTAGGGGAGTTAACTCAGTTTACGGAAGCTTATGTAGATGAGATAGAGTTATGTTGTAGGAGTTCGCATGAATTTATCAAGAAGCAATTATTATATGACTGTAATCCGGGAAAGATTGGGCATAAATGGGTTAAAAGGAAATATATAGACAAGTGTCTTACGGTATTGGATGGTGCGAAGCAGTGGATTGAGGAGTATGGTATCTGGTATCAGTCGAGGAAGCCTGGCGATATTTATACTACTGATGGTGGTGAGACATATTATTTTATACCATCTACGGTATTTGACAATAAATATTTAAGTGTGAAGGACAAGAAGTATGTAAGGAATTTATTGGCGAAGAACAGGATTTTAAGAGAGATGTGGTTATTTGGTAATTGGGATGTATTTGCAGGGCAGTATTTTGATATGTGGGATGATAGTATCCATGTAGTTGATGAGAAGGAGTTTTATAATGCGAGTGATAATATAGAGTTAATTGAGAAGAAGCGTCATTTTGACTGGAGCGATTATAGATTGTACAGGAGTTTTGATTATGGATTCAAAGCACCTTGGGCTTGTTGTATTTGGGCAGTGCATAATGTTACTCATGATATAATACAGATAGGGGAGATATATAAGTCAGGATTGACTTCGGCACAGCAGGCGAGAGATGTTAAATTATATTGTGTTTCTGAGTGGAGTTTAACTAATGATGATTTTGAAATGAATTTGGCAGACCCGAAGAGTTACTGGAAAAGAAACGATACTGGTGATGATTTTGTAAGACCAAAAGATTATTACGATAAAGAGGGGATATTTCTATTAGAGGGGAATAATGACAGGGTACAAGGTGCTATGATGGTAAGTGAAGTATTGCGGCTGAGACAGGATGGAACGCCGAGATTAACCATATTGAGTAATTGTATAAACACAGCAGATACCATACCGAATCTACCAGCGGATGAGAACAAACCTGAAGATGTGGACACGAAAGCAGAAGACCATATATTCGATGCGTGGAAATATTTCTTGACACATATTTTATTAGAGGACATAGAACGACCCATGAAGAAGAAGAAAGGTTGGCGAGATAAAATAGCCGACAAAAGAAGAATGATAGAAAAGCAAATATGGAAGGTAGCATGATTAAGAAATATCTTGAATATAACACTAAAGAAAGTTCTACACGATTAAAGAGTTTCATTTGGTGTATAGTATTCATTATCATAGATTTAGCGATACAGACGTCTCTATGCTTGTCTATTATCAACAATTCAGACCTTTTGAAAGAGATACCCGTTCTTGTATTCATACTTGTTAACATTCTCATTCATTTTACTGCAATGTTTTATCCGCAATATTTACAGAAAATTCTCGAAATGGGGGCTGATTTAAAGAGATGAAAATGAAAAACATTATAGAACGTAGAGCCAAGTTCGTATATGAAGGGGCACGGTTGGCTGCAATCGCATCAAGAGCCCCTATTGTTCCTGCACAATGGTCAGAACGTGAGGAGAATTTCAAATTACAGTTTCTTGATGTTATTGAGCGACAGTGTGGGGAACAGAGGTCAAGGTCGCCAGAAGAACTACATGGTAGTTGGGTACAAGCATATTTAATAATGGGATGGACTTATGGGAAAGTATATGATAAGGATAAGCATATACATCCTGATTTAGTACCTTATGCCGAACTTGGACAATTAGAACGTGATAAGGATGCCGTATTTGTAGCCCTCTGTGAGGTTGCAAGACAATTCATTTATGAAAAGGATTCGAAATGAAAGTATTAGGTTGGATTTTAGCATTTATCTTTTTTGGTATTTCGGTTTATCTTTATTTCCACGAAGATATAGAATACATTAATCAAGTTGAGTATAAAACTGTTGAAATTGAGAATCCTGTGAATGAGAAACTTATTTTAAAAGCAGAAATATTATATACGCTTTCAGAAAAAAGACAGGCGAAGGTTGATTCGTTGATGGCAGAGATTGATAAATTACAAATGGATAAAGAAGACAATGAAATTGAAATTCAAGACCTTGAAGCATTGGTTACTTATACGGAAAACCAATTAGACTCGATTGCTTCTGCTGATTTTAAGATTGATAACTATGAAGGACAAATATTATTCAAATACAATGAAAAGAAATTTGAACTTAATTATAAGAAAATGTATGATGTATATTTACAGGAGCGGAGGAAAAGTTTTTCGTTTATTTTCAGTTGCTACGCAATAAAACAAAAGGATTGGGGAGTAGAACTCGGTGGTTCTATTGGATTCCCTAAAATTTTTAAAAATTTAAACTTCGGAATAAGGGGAAATTCCTTTGGCGGATTTGGTGCGGGATTGGATTATAAATTATGAATAAACAAAGTACTGTAAGTAAAGTATTAAAACTACGGCTCGATAGTATAGAAGGATGGGCTGATGCACGAGAATCTGCAAAGACCTGTATAAACTATATAAACAATAAACAATTCACAGATGAAGAAATAAGTAAAGCAGATACGAATGTTAAACCACTTCTAACGTATAATATTCTCGTTGCAAAACTTAATGTTCTGCTTGGGAATGAGCAATTAAGCAGAAGAATTGCGAAAATCCTACCACAATATAGTGATGATGAAAATGTTGTGCGAATACTGTCGGATAACTGGGAACACATAATAGAAAAAGAACATCTTGAAAAAAAGATGGTGCTTGCTCTTGCAGACGCCTTGATATGTGCAACTGGTGGATGGATACGGAGAAAAATCAAATTAGACGATATGGGTTATTTGGAATTCTGTTATGATATTCTCGATTCCCTCGATGAAGTACATCCCGATCCTGACTTCAGACGATATGACTTAATGGACGCTAAATATGTTGCCATAGATGGATGGATGACAAGAGACGATATTATAGTCGAATGGGGAAAATCCGATTTTGATGATAAGACAGAATGGTGGCACGATGTTTTACCAAATCTATTTGATGTTGAAAGTAAAAAAGAGGGAGGAGATTATAGGAGAGGTGCAAAATATCTTGTAACATGTCTTGAAGAAAGAATTGTAAAACCTGTAAATATAATTCAAGTGGATGGAGAGTATTTCAGATTAACAGATGAGGAAATAAAAAAACAATTTCCTGATGCTGGAATACAGTACATAAAAAAAGATAAAGATATACGAATTAAAACCACAACTATAATTCCCGAACTTGATTTTGTTCTTGAAGAAAAAGTGTTTTCGTTTCCTACTAAAAGATTCTCAGTATTTCCATGTTTCAGTTTTGATTATAATATGACCAAGAGTTCTCAAACCTCGCTTATAGAGTTGCTTAGAACTCCCCAGGACCGTATAAATAAAGGTGCAAGCCAAAGAGTTGACTATATAACTCAGATGCTTGGGAAACAAACCTATATTCCCGCCTATGAAAAAGAGGCAATGCGTATTTTACAAGAAGGCAAGGGAGACCCGAATCTTATAGTACCACTTACTTCGATGAAAAATAAACCAATGAAGAATGAAGATATAAATATACCACCCGCTCTTTTTGAAGAACCACAGCACGAGAAAGCAATTCTTTATGATATTAGTGGTATAAATCCCGCCATGGAAGGAGTTTCTGAAAGAAGTGGAGAGAGTGGTGTTCTTTATCAACAGAAATTAAGTCAGGGATTTACTTCAACCAATCCGTTTTTTGAAAACCTTGCATATACAAGAGAACTGGTTGCAAGAGATTATGTAGAATTAGCACCCTTTGTCTATTATGAAGAAGATAGACTTCTTCCTGTAAAAAACAATAATGCACTATCCTATGAATTGGTGAACCTGAAATATGAAGGGGAAATAGAAAAAGATATTCGTAATGTAAAAGCAAGAGTTATATTGGATGATGCAGAAAATACCCCTGATAGAATACAGAAAACTTTTGAACAGAATATTGCCTTTACTAATATGCTAATTGCAGCAGGAGCACAGTTTAATGACATCCCCTGGGAAGCAATAATTAAACATTCACGCTTTAGGGATAAAGAAGAATGGATAAAATTTTTAAATTTACGACAACAAATGCTGCAAAACATGCAGGATTCGCAAAGAGCGGATGAAGAAGTCGCTAACCAAATGGCATTAGCTCAACAGATAATGCCACAACAACCACCCCAACAAGGGAGAATGGAGAAATAATGAATATACAATTTAGAAATGATGATTTATGGATCAAAAGAGTCAAGGAAGAATTGTCGGGACTGAGAGATAGACTTGAAAGACTATGCCTGTTTAAATCGGATTGGGGAGATTCTGAGCATTCAAGTTGGGCACAGATGGATCTTATCGATGAACAGGAGTTGATAATGCAATTATACATAAAGGTTCTTTGTAAAAGAATTGCACAAGGAGAGAAGAATAGACACGCAACTTTAACTAAAGGATATTATCGTGGGATGATAGTTATTGATGATATATTACCAACAATCACCCCTATAAGGGAGAAGGGAGAAAGCAATGATTGAAAAAAAAGAAGAAATTAAAGAAGAAAAAATAATGGTCGAACTTGACGAAAAAGTGGAAACGGAAGAAGAAATCGAATCCGAAACTGAAGAAGTGGAGGAAGAATCGGTCGTACAACCCAAATTTTCAGAAGGTTTCTTGAAAAAATACGAAGGTAAAACTAATGAGGAATTAATTGAGATTCTTCATAATCAAGAGGAGTTTATCGGCAAGCAATCCAGCAAAATAGGGAAATTGCAAGTAGGAAAACCCTCAGAAAAGCTAACGTCCAACGAACTAAAAGATAAAGTATTAACGGGGAAACGTAAACTTGCCGAGTATAAGGACAGATTAGAATCGCTTGATAAAGAACTCGACACAGAATACGGTCCCACAAAAGAAAGAATAAAACAACTCGAACAAGAAATCACAACAGATGACTTTAATTATCAGGAAACATACTTGAAAAATCTCGTCTATGCAGAAACCGCCCAAGATAGTAACAAGGAACTCGTCCCTAAAATACGTAATGAATTCAAGGAAATATTTGGTCTTGAATTTAAAGATGGTGAGTGGGAAAGTATTGTTGAATCTACGAAAGAAAATTCAATAGATGCCAAACTCACATCGGAAGATTTCGAGGCGACTCTTATCCGTGCTTATGGAAAAGAGAAATATCGCAAAATGGTTATGTTACAGGGTGGCGTAAACGAAAGAGAAAAAATCAAACTTGCTTCAGGAAAAGAAGATAAGGAAATTGGTGCTGGTACTTCATCAAAGGGAGTAAACCTAATGGATATGTCAAGTTCAACACTGAGAAAGAAGATTGAAAATAATCCTGAAATTCTTGATAAGTTAAGTCCTGAACAGTTAGATAAACTGTATAAGAAATTGAATGTTCGAGGTTAGGAGTCCTAAATGGACGCTACACAAAGTTATATAGCTAATTTAGCTATACTAAATAGAAAGATACGTAAAGAATCATGGTTCAATACTTTTTGGGCTAAGTTCTCTGGAAATGTTGACCTTTCTGTTGCTAAAAACGGAAATGTTAACAGAACTCCTTCTGGGAAACCAATCGAAATTTTGAACGGTTTTGTAGAAGAAGGTAGAGATAATATGCTCATACCATTTGAAAAGGATCTTACCGGCTCTCCAGTATATGGAGATACAGTTCTTGAAGGAACTGGCGAAGATATGTCATTCAATTGGTTGCGTACCTATGTTAATCAATATCGTAAGGCAGTTATAAAACGTTCAGGTAAAATGGCTGAACAGCGTGCAAAACTGCAAAGAGTATTTGAACTTGCTGAACCGGCATTGAGAAAATGGATAACCAAATGGGAAAACCAAGCTGTTGCACAATCATTTCTTGAAGGTGTTTCTCCAAATCTATCAGTAGGAACTGCCGATGATGGTCTTGGTCTTGCACGAAGATACCATCCAAACTGGTATATCAATGATGGTGGGGTTCTCACTACAATTGGAACTGCAAAAACTCTAAAGACTAACGCACAACTTGATACTGCAATTGGCGGAGCAGATGGAACATGTGATACCACGATGACATCTGCAATTCTCTTTGCACTTGAGGCAAAGTGTATGGAATTGATGATACCGAAAATCGTAATGGAATCAGGACTTGAGTTCTGGGCATTGTTAATGCACCCACAGCAAATGGTCGCTCTTATGGCAGATACAACCTATCAGTCTGTAGTAAATTCTGCCTATAATCGTGAACTTCTCAAAAATCCTTATATGAAGGGTGCTGTTGGATTCTTTGCAGGATTTGCAATATATACAGATATTGTTGCAATTCGTTCTTGGGATGAGGATAATTCTTCATTCTTTGGAACGACAACTGCTGCAAGATTCCAACCTTCTGCTGTTGCAAGTAACAAAACCTATAGTGCTATTGTAGTTGGTAACAGTGCAATTGGTAAAGGTATTGCCAGTCCAATCGAAATGACCCTCGAAGAAACTGACCACAAGAACGTACTTGAGGTTGGTGCCGCCGTTATGGATGGATATAATCGTGCTGACTTCTTTGCTGTCGCTGATGCTGGAGAGGTTTCAGGTGATGCCTTCTATAAGAACCAAGCTGCTGCACATGATGCGGCTGCACTTGCTGCTATTAACCAGAGTTCGTTGATATTTTCAACGAAACACGCATAGGAGGAATAATGAATAGCAAAGATTTCTGGAAATATCTAAAAAACAATCCCGACGGTGTTTCTCTTACTGTCGCACATAGTGGCTCTGAGACTGTTACTGCAAAAATATATGATGGCAATCTTCTGGTAGTTGACTTTACCAATCTTGGTTCTGCTGAATATGTAACTGTAAATACCCCATTCTCATTTGAAGTTGCAGACTTTTGGCTTCGTGTTACAAACGCAGGAAATGTTACGAGTAAAACTCTTACTCTTCAAAATGGTTCGGATGCGATTTCAAGTGCTCTTAGTATGGCAACTGACATTGCAACTCCAAGACCAACTACAATGGATTCTACATACGCATCATTCACAAAAGATGACAACGATTTGAAACTTGTTTCTTCTGCACATGCAGATGGAGATGGCAGGGCTTATATTCTTATAACTCCTGCATAAATATGTTAATGGGCGGGGTTCGCTCCGCCCTTTTTAAAGGAAACTATGTATTTAATAATTGACCAAAAGGCAATGCAAGGACAGCCGACATCGAAGTTTTTAACTAACGAAG